AAATTATTAATGCTTGGCATACCCTATATTTATAGTCACAAAAAAAGCGCCGTTAAAGGCGCTTCTTTTGCTATAAACGAAATGTTGAATTATATACCGCCGCCTGTAGATAACGAACCAATAGTTCTTGTTATTGCTGTGCCAATTCCTGTGCCTTGCGGAGTTTGTACTGCGTTGTCGTATCTAATGCTAAGTGTGATAGTTACTGGATCGCTGGTGTTGTAAGCCAATGTGTTGTAGTTTACTGATTCAACATAAGAGCCATAAAGTTCCCAAGTTTCTAGTATACCAGGTGTTGAAGCACCATTACCACCATCTAGCATTTCAATTCTAGATGTAAATTTGTAATCGATACCAGAAGCTGCAGAAGATTGTTCAAAGAAATCAAATTGTTTCTGAATTTGTTCTCCTACTAATTTAGAAACTGAATTGTTAACATCATCTCTCAATGTTAATGTGATTGGTTCCCAAGTATGTTTACCAGCTGCATAAACTTTAGAGTTGTAAACATCCAGGGTAACAGTATCAAAAGTCAAGTTTGGTCTTGTCACGTCCATTACTTGTTTTGTAATTTCTGATCTTGGAGTGGACACACCAAAGTTCTCAAGAATCACTCTAAAACGATATTGAAGTTTTGGCATCAACAAACCTTGTGACGCTGAACTTTGATCGTTTGCCAAAGGTACTGTAAATTTACTTAAAGTTGAAATTGCCATATTATACTCCTAGTTTCGCTATTTCGCCTGTGTTTTTAATTCTCAACGGTATGTAGATGAACTCTACCGATTTCACAGGTTCAATCGCTATGTCTACATATAGTTCGTTTCTGTCTATTCTAGCAGCAGTGTTGTTGGTTTCGTCACACACCACTAAGAAGTCATATAAGGCTCTCTGACCTACTAATTCTAACAAGAATGATTCGATAGCTGATTTGATTTCATTTCTTGTTAAAGTATCGTTAGGTTCAAAAATAAACGGTTTAGCTATTTTGTCTAATTGTGTTCTTAGATAAACAGTTAATCTTGAAACGTTAATTCTATCTAGAGCTGAACTTGCTGTAGCTTTGGTTAAGTTACCAAAGTTAACAATACCAGTTCCTGAGAAGAATGTAATTGGATTTATTTTAGCAGTATGCATGCTGTCTCTCACTGATTCAGTTAATGACACTGTTTGGAATTCTCCTGTAGTAGAAGCAATGTATCCTACAGCAGTGGCATTATCAATGATACCTCTTCTGGTACCAGCTGGTGCAAACCACGGGAATCCCACATTGTCATTGTTGGCCAATACTCTCAAGATCATGTGACTTGATGGCACCACGATAGATTTTCCTGTGTTGTTTGTGGTTCTTCCTGATGGATAAAACACTCCCAAGTATTCGCTGGAAGTAACCAACCCATCCTCACCGTTGTCTGAAGCATTTGCACTGTTGTTCGCCCAGTTCGTAATTGCTGTTGCTGTGCTGGCCAATCTCAGTGGAGTGTCTCCCACTACGAATGCAGTGTAGTTTCTGTCAGCATTTAGATTCACCATTTCAGAAATTACTTCTGGGTATCCAGGACAAGCAATAATGTTGAAACCTCTTTGGTCTTCTCTGATTGCTTGGTTGGTGCTGATTTCTGCTTTTAATTGTTGCACAATTACTTTCCTCACAGATTTTCTACCAAATGTGCCTGAACCATCGGCATTGTTAGCGTTTTTGGTCACCCATCTATCTTTGAAATATGTGGCCACGCTCTCGTTGCTGTTGAATCTTATGTTACCTTTGCCGCTAGATCCAGATCCTGGATATTTGACAGTGGTAATATAATTATTTTTGTATTCTTTTACGTTGTAACCAGATCTTCTTGTGTTCCATAACAGCATACCTTTTGGATATAGAGCTGGATCCGGTGCATCTGGATCTAAGAAGTTATCAGCTAGAAGATCTTTGATACTAGCAGCATCGCCGGTTCCGCCTTCTGAGTTTGTGTCTGTTTTTGTTGAATTTTTGTTCCATCTTGCATCAGCAAATAGGATACCGTTTTCTGTGGTTTGATCAGTTTTGTCAATCAACACAAAATCTGCACCATCAGTTAGTGTGGTATCATATCTGTAAAGTTTTGGATAGTTTTCTAAGTCACTAGAGTCAATCCATAGATCACCGTTCACTAATGCAGTGCCGTCTGACTGTGTGGTAGGTTTGGTTGCTGTGATTTGAGGGCCATTAGGATCAGAAGTTGTTAAACTTACTGCATTCAACGTTCCATTTCTATAACCAACCCATGTGGTGCCGTTATGTATAAGAATGTCTGCATCGTTATTGGTGTTGTACCATAAAGTACCATCTGCTGGTTCGTTGCTAGGAGCAGTTACTGAAGCAGTGTAAGATAAACGCTTCCAGTTCGTAGCCATCACTGTGGCAGGACCTGTAGAGTCTTCTGTAGCACCCGCTGGCACATCATACAAATTGTCTACCAATGTAGAAGAATTTGCAGTGTATGTTCCATAGCTGTGAGCAGCTGAAGCACCAAATCCGGCATCAGCTAGAGCCGTACCAGAATTAATGTCAAACATTCTAAAATCACCACCTTTGTTGTGTGTGATTCTTATGAAATCATCACTAGTAATTTCTGCTGTGATATTTGTGAATCCAGCACCATTGATAGCAGCAACAAAATCCGTGTTCGCTGTACCACCAAGTGTCACTGTTTCTGATTGCTCTTCTAAAGCAGCTTGACCTACCAATGATTCAGCAATCTTGATTGAATGTCCTGCTGTGAAAGTCGCTCCCGCAGTTTTAGATGTGATGACAGTTTTGCCACCTTCGTATCTAAACACTGTGAAGTCTCCCAAATTGTCTGTGGAGTCAAATGCACCAAGTATTGATTGTTCAGTCACGTTGTATTGAGTGTAAAGTGTTCCTGTTGTGATTCCGCTGCCACCATTCACCGGATCTAACGCATAGATCGCTGCATGATTGTTGGCATAGAAAGGAGCATCAACTATTGAAAATGCCTTGGTGCTAGAATTATATATTTTTATAGAAACGTCAGCACCAGCATTTGGTGTTGTGGTCTTGAACCAAACAGAACCAGTTGGTCTATTTTCTTCTGCAGTTTTCCACAATGGTCTATTGATGTGAGAATCTTGTAAAAATTTTGCAGTTCCACCAATAGCAGTTTTCCATGCTGCGCTGCCCACTTGTACCCAAGTGTTCGAACTTGTTTTGTAATAAATTTTATTTGTATTATGAGTGGTGTTGATGGCATATTGACCAAGAGTACCAATCGATGTCAATGGATCACCTGTGGACACACCACCCACTAGATCATCTACCGATGTGATATAGATAGGAGTGATTGTGGTGAATGCTTGATCTGTTGCTGACCATTCGAATATACCTGGCACTGTAGAATTAAGATCTAACCAGTAAGTACCGTTGGTTGGTGCTGCTGCAGGCGCAGTTGCTGAGCTCACAAGTTGACCTAGATCAACGTTGGCTCTCAGTACGAAAGCTCTGTTGGCAATACCTAAGAATGAGTATGCTGCTTGTAGTCCATATTCATTTAACTCATAACCATTCAATGAATTGTTTGCTGAATCTGTATAGAATTTTGGATCTCCAAAAGTCTCAGTTAATTCTCTCTGAGAAGAAATCAAATATACTGTGTTTGCATTGGCAGTTTTAGTGCCTGCTGCTACGGCTGTGCCCGCTCCGTTAGTTTTGTCTTGAGCAGTTGCTACAATTATTAAAGGGGTCGACCCCGCGTCTGATGGTACGTAGAAACTTTCGTTTATTACTGTGACTTCTACGCCTGGTGATGTTAATGCCATTGTTAGTTCTCCTTGCAAGTATAACTAGACTTATTTATTGTTCTGCACCGTTTTTGCGGCGTTATCTTGACATTTTTGGTGCCTATATAGGGCACGTAAATAACGTTATGAAAAGACCCCTATGTAAAACTTGTAGGAATAAACCCAGGGCATATGGCTATCGCAAGGGAGCCAAAATCTATTGGCGAAGTCAGTGTGATACCTGCATACGCAAACAAAAGAACTTAAAGGTCAACGGTCCTGCTCGTTGGTTTCTTTCCGGATACCGTAAAAAAGCTCGCTGTGAATTATGCGGATTTAAATCAGTCAATGAGCAGCAAATGGATGTGTTTCATGTGGATGGCAATAGAAACAATACCAGTGTTTATAATTTAAAAACTATCTGTGCCAACTGCCAAAGATTAAAAAGCACCCAGGAGTTGGGATGGTCTATTGGTGATTTAGAAGTAGATGATTGATCATATGATCCACTTGTGTTTTTAAGTCTGCCAGGCTGCCCGAGTTGTCGATCTCATAATCAAATGTTTGTCCGATCCAATCCCACTCACTTTGATGCACTGTTTTTTCTTGCATTTCTTCTTTTGAGGGTATGGGTCCTCTTCTAATCAGCACAACTTTGCCTTTCAATGCTCTGATAGTTTCTATCTCATTAACAAATCTTGTGTCACTGAGTACTATTTTTCCTCCATTGTAGCGAGCAATAAATGAATCAATCCAAATACTGTCATGAAAATGTCCTCGCATGACTTCTGTGCCCCAATATTGTAAAATATATCGAGGAGTTATTGGTTTGTTGAGTTTGTTGCTCCAGTAAGGATCGATCCTTTCCCTCCACATGCGACTCTCCTGTGTGGCTCCTTCCAGCAGTGCTCTATCCCAACCAAATATCACACTCACAGCGTCTTTTAATGATTTTGCAAAACTGTCTCTTTGATATCCGTGATTATTAACCAGGCATTCCGCTACAGTGTCTTTGCCAGATCCTATCAACCCCACCAATCCTATCAGCATAGAATTATATTACAGGTTTTTTATTCTTTTTGCAATCTCTTGTTTGACTTTTTTCACGGTTTTTAATATTTGTTCTCGCATTTCGGATCGATCGGCCACGTGACTCATATTTTCCAATGCGGTAACCAAATCTTCTAGCTCTTGAAAGGATAGATCTCGAATTTTTTTAATGCCTGTGTTAGCCATAATCAAATATATTTAATCTGAAGTTTAAAAGAATTAAAAGATAATAAAAAGAATTAACCGATAATAAAACTGGTTGGATTGCCGCCATCCATGTTAAGAATAATTTCTTGATCTAATTTTTCCATCATGGCCATGCCGTCTTGTTTCAGAGCTTCGCCATTGAGGGTGGTTCCACCTTGTGGTCCATTAATGGTTCCAAATTTGCTTCTTGCTTCTCCCAGCATCACCTTGCTGACTGCCAATGTGTAATCCCTAAGCCATGGCTTGATGTAGATATCGTTCAATAACACTATGTCTGGTCTAAAATTGTCAGTGTGTAAAATAACTCTCTCGGTATCTATTCTAGGACGTTGTGTGATGGTTAAAGTTTTTGTTGAATTATCATAATGAAATTGAATAAATGATCCAAACATTTTGCCTACCAATTCCTGATAAGATGCAAAAGCATAATAGGTGGCCAATCCGCCTGCGGCACCTGCCCTCAACAGATAGGTGTTGGTGTAGGCTAGGTTGAAAGGTTCAAATAATGTGCCTCCCTGTCCATCACTTCGTGACCCCACTGTGGCTCTACCAATCTCTCTGACATTAATAATTTCGTTTGGTAAGATATATTTGTTTTGATTTTGCTTGAGATCTAAAAATGCATAACTTTCTTCCACTGAGTTATTAGATCTCTGTCTAAATCTGTTCAGTGCTCTTTCCAGTGCAATTTGATAGTGTTTTGGGTCTAATTCTACCTCAATCATGCCGTCTCCCAGCATGGTTTTCACATAATCAAATACTTGTTGCTGTGCTGTTTGTAACTCTGACATATGGATATTTATGGCTAGATCCTTTTCCATAAATATGGTTAGTATGCCACGTTTATCAATATACAAGCCAGAAAAAGGCAACGATTATAAGTTTTTTGATCGCAATATCAATGAGATGTTTCAGGTGGGCGGAACCGACATTTTCCTGCACAAATATATAGGAATATACGATCAGGGAGAAGAAGGTACCAAAGACGGTGATGCCAGCCCCTCACAACCGTATTATAGTGGTAGTAACTTGAATGATAGAACCATACAAGATCTGTTATTTTTAGAAAATAGAGATAGAAAATACGACAAAGATGTGTATGTTATCAGAGGTATCTATAACATACAAGACACAGATTTTAATCTCAGCCAATTTGGTATGTTCTTACAAAACGACACTCTATTCTTAACAGTGCATCTCAATGATGTTGTGGAAAGATTAGGAAGAAAACCCATGAGTGGAGATGTGGTAGAATTTCCTCATTTAAAAGATGATTACAGTTTGGATGCCAGTATACCTATTGCTCTAAAAAGATTCTATGTCATAGAAGATGTGAATAGATCTGCAGAAGGATTCTCTCCCACATATTGGCCACATCTATTGAGATTAAAATTAAAAACGCTGGTAGACAGTCAAGAATTCCGTGATATAATAGGAGATGCTACCACAGCTGGTTCTCTTGCCAGCTATATGAGTACCTATAATAAAGAACGAGAAATTAATGATGCCATTATTAATCAGGCAGAAGCAGATGCTCCCAAATCAGGATTTAATTATAAACAATTTTATGTCACACCAATTGATGAGAGAGGCAATATTAGAGTGGATGGTATAAATGATCAAGGACAGACCATATCCAGCGACAAGACCATTAATGCAGTGATTGATTCACCAGCCAGCAGTCATTATGGATTCTACTACAATGGCGATGGCATACCACCCAATGGTTATGTGGCAGGAGCGGGAACCAGTTTCCCAACATCAAATGTCAACAAAGGCGACTATTTCTTGAGATTAGATTTCTTACCTAATAGATTATTCCGTTTTGATGGGGTGAGATGGCTTAAAGTTGAAGACAGCGTGAGATTAACCACCACTAACAATAATACTAG